AGATGGCAGGGGGCGCTAAGAAACTTGATAATATGGTACAACAGCAACAGCAAACTTCCGGGTTTAATCAATTTGGAAATCCTGTTACTGGATCGCAAGATATAAATGTATCTAACGGCGAATATAAAGTATCGCAACCTGCTGCTAAAAAAATCGGCTACAAAAAATTAAATAAAATGAACGATGCGGGTAAACCGTTTGTAGATCAGCTTGATCAAAAGGGCTATGCGGGGGGTAGTCAAGTGCCTAAACCTGTAAAAAACTCCCATATTACATCCCAAGAATATATTACATCCCAAGAAAAAGAAAATTTAATTAATTTACTTATTGCTGAAGATGATAAGGCAAAATCCACTCAAGAAATGCTCGATACTATAATTAATCGTAAGAATAGTGGTGAAAGACAGTTTGGAGGAACTGGTTCTTACGCTTCTTTTAATGATGTAATGTCTCATAAGAGACAATTTGAACCTGTGAAAAAATTAAATACAGATGGAACACTTAGTTTTAGCCTTGGTAGTATGCAAATAATACAGAAAATACCAACTAAAAATAAAAACAAAATTAAAAATATTGTGAAAAATACCTTTGAGAAAATAGATAATAATTCTTGGAAAAGTTCTGTAGAAGATGCTACATTTTATAGAAATCCAAAAACATCAAGTAAAGGAAGTAATAAAACTTTTGATAAATTATTTCCAGTTAGGGAAATTATCATAGATAGAGCTACGAATAAACAGCATACTTTTTATACCGAAAGTCTACCTAAACCCGCTCCCCCTAAACCATCTGTAACAGTAGAGCCTGAAGCTCCTGCGAACACTTCAGATACAGTATTTGTACCTCCCCCTCCTGAACTACCTGTAGCGGAGCCTAGGGTTCCAGCGAACCTTCCAAATGGGGGATTTGTAAATTTACCAGAGGAAGATTTAGAACAACAATATAGAGAAGGACTAGAAGAGGGTGATATAATAAGAGGTACTTTAGGAGTACCTGAATCTCCTTATATGTCTCCCGATGAAAATAGACTAGGACGGCTACCTGCACAATAATAGCGGCCCCGTCTTTCAACAACCTGCAGAGGCTACCCAGCAAAGCTGGCCCCAAAGGAGGAACTATGACTGATAATACTACTGAAGTTGAAGAAAGTGAAGTTAACGAGCCTACCCCATACGAAAATGAATACAAAAAGCATTTGAATGATCCTGATACACAGGACACTTCTCAAGAAGAAGCTACTCCTGTACAAGAAGGATTTCTAAACCAAGAAAGTAAGCCAGAACACGACTATAAAAAGAGATACGATGATTTAAAAACCCATTATGATCGAAAGCTCAATGAATGGAAGCAAGAACAAGAAACTTTAAATGCACAGTTAAGGGCAGATAATCCTCAAAATGTAAATGTGCCGAAAACTGCAGAAGAGTTAGAACAGTTCAAGCAAAATTATCCAGATGTCTATGATATAGTCGAAACTATCTCGATGCAAAATGCTGACTCTAGAGTTCAAAATATTGAAGAGCGTCTACAAGTTCTAAAAGAACAAGAACAGGATGCTTTAAAGAGAACAGCCGAGCAAGAGTTACTTTCTTTACATTCAGATTTCTACGAAATAAAAGAAGATGAAAATTTCATAGAATGGTTGAAAGACCAGCCTGAAAGTATTTCAGATGGTGTACTTAAAAACGGTACAGACTTTAAATGGGCCGCTCGTGTAATTGATCTTTACAAAGCGGATGGTGGTACTGTTCAGAAAACAAACAAAAGTAAGCCCTCAAAGGCTGCTGAATCTGTAACCAAAACTCAAAAACGAACTGTACAAACCAAAGGGAATAAGAAAACTTGGTCTTTACAAGAAGTTGAAAAGATGAAGCCTTGGGAGTTTGAAAAATATGAGAAGGATATAGATTTAGCTAGGCGAGAGGGTAGACTTGAACCTTAACTAGGAGGAATAAGTTATGGCTTTTTCCAGTGCTGGTGGGTACGCTAGTCTTCCAAACGGAAACTGGGTACCTGCTATTTATAGCCAAAAAGTTCTTAAATTCTTCCGCACGGCCTCGGTTGTTGAAGATATTACAAACACCGACTATGCAGGAGAAATTGAAAACTTTGGCGACACGGTTAAAATCATCAAAGAGCCTACCATTACTGTCTCCTCGTACACTCGCGGTTCAGTTCTAAGTCCCCAGGACTTGCAAGATGACCAGCTAACTCTGGTAGTTGACCAGGGCAATGCTTTTGCTTTCAAAGTCGATGACATTGAAGAGCGGCAGAGCCATGTTAATTGGGAATCTCTTGCTACTAGTTCTGGTGCTTATGCACTGAAGAACGAGTTCGATACTAACGTCATTGCTGCTATGGTTTCCGGTGCGGGAACTACAGTTGGTTCTGACGGTTCGGGACAAGATGTTGGTCATGCTACAGGTGAAATTGACCCTGTGAATATCCTAGCTAATCATGCTAGGCGTTTAAACTCAAATGATGTACCAGAGGAAAATCGCTGGTTTCTAGCTCCACCGCAATTCTGGGAGCAGGCTGGACAAACTTCCAGTAAGCTCATGGACTCGTCGGTGACTGGGGATAGCGTTTCACCTTTGCGTAACGGCAGAATCCATGCGGGTAAAATCCAGGGATTTTCATGCTACATGACTAATAACTTTGCTGCTTCTTCGACAAGTAACTACTACAAGGTCTTGTCAGGCCATATGTCTGCAGTTTCTACTGCTTCGCATATTGCTAAGACTGAAGTAGTTCGCGATCCTGATTCCTTTGCGGATATCGTTCGTGGATTGCATGTCTTTGGGCGTAAAGTTATTCGGTCTAAGGCATTGCTCGTTGAACACATCCTAATTGATTAAGGGAGGAATTAAAAATGGCTACTTATGATCATACAACCGGTCAAGGTACTGCTGGACATCCCTCTCGTAAAAGGGGTGTTTACGTCCTTGAAAAGACTGTCGATATCGCTGCTGTTTGCACGGCTGGCGGTGTCAGTGCGTTAACTGCTGATGATATCATTCAAGTGATTGATATTCCGGCTGAAGTCTATATTATCCATGCTGGTGCAGAGGTTATTACCGCTCTTAATGGTACTAGCCCTGTTCTTGACATTGACTTTGCTGCAGGTGATGACTTTGTAGATGGGCATGATGCTTCTTCTACTGGTTACGCTGCTGCAGGTTCTAATGGTCATGTGGATTATACGGCTGTTACTACTTTTTCCAATCGTGTTACTGCTACAGATACGCTTGATGTTAAAGTAGGTGCAGGTGCGAATGACGTTTCAACTGGTAAAATTCGAGTATATGTAATTCTTGCAGATATTTCGGGTGTAGATGAAACTGATCCGCTTCAAGCAGTAACATTCTAAACTGGATTGGGGAGGGACTAGTTCTCTCCCCATTCTACCTAAAATATAATTCAATTATTCAGTACTTGCTGTAACAGGAGTACTGTATAGATCTACAGGAGATTAATATGAATGATTTATCAAAAATGTTCATTGGTTTTGATCGTATGTTCGACCAAATGTTTATGAATGTAAATAAAACAACCTATCCACCTTATAATGTGGAAAAAATAGAAGATAATGAATATAAATTATCAATGGCTGTTGCAGGATTTTCATCTGAAGACTTGACAGTTACTATAGAAAAGAATACACTTAGTATATGTGCTACCAAACAAGAAAAGAATAATTGTGATTATACATGGAAGGGTATTGCTAACAGAAGTTTTCGTAAAGACTTTTGTCTAGCATCTAACATGGAAGTTAAAAACGCCAAATTGAAAGATGGGCTGCTGGAGATAGACTTAGAAAAAGTTATTCCAGAAGAAGACAAAGAGAAAATAATTACAATTTCAAAGGAGTGAATAATGAAAATACTTTCTGCTGTTCTATTATCTGTAGCTATTACGATAGCTTCAACTGCAGCATTTGCCAATCCTAAAAAAAGTGGAATTGTTCCTGAACAAGAACACCTTGAAATGTTGTACCCTACTGTTCTTGTAAGGTTAGGTAACGGGTCAGGGTCTGGGACGGTTATCTATTCTGAACAAAATGAAGAGCTTGACTATGAAAGTTATGTTCTAACCAATTGGCATGTAGTTCAAAATTATGTACAATTGAACAAAGTTTGGAACTCTGAGAAAAAAGAACACATAGAGGTAGAGAATAGACGGCCTGTAAACATTGATTTGTGGGAATACAATAATTTTAGTATAGCGGTAGGAACTATTGGTAGGATTGCTAATATTGTAGCTTACGATAAAAGTAGGGATTTGGCTTTGCTACAG